GATGCTGTCCGGGCTGCGGTGGGGTTGAGTGGTGATACGCGAGTGTTATCCGGGCTCATGTCGGCGCAGGAGATAACACGCCATGCGGGGATACTCGAAGATGCCTTTGTCAACTATCAGGGAGACTTGAGGCGTTGGCTTAGTCAAGACATAACGCAGGGCGTCATTAGGGGCGAGTCGGTTCCTAATATTATGCGCCGGTTGCGTGAGAGTAGTGTAGCGCATAGCTATAACCAAGCCATGGTGATAGCGCGGACTGAGACGTTACGCTCTACCGGGCTTGGTGCTCAGATTAGCTACGCGCAGGCGCGTGATTTGGGCGTCAATGTAGCTGAGATATGGGACGCCACGTTAGACAGTAGGACAAGGCCGGATCATGCGGCATTAGACGGGCAGCGTAAAGACACCCCGGACGGGTGGAGAGCTATCGGGCAGATAGTACCCGGACCTCGGCGCTCTGGTGTAGCCTCGTTTGATATTAACTGCCGCTGTACAGTGAGGCCGCAAACTGACGGGTATGCTCCATCGGTTAGGCGGATACGGGATGAGGAAGGTTTGCAGCCCTATCAGACGTTCTCAGAGTGGGCACGTCGGAAGGGCATAACACGAAATAGATACGGGCAGGAGTTTGATTTCCTGAACCAGTAAGGAGTAATTGATGGCTGATGAAGAGAATGTCAACGGTGCTGATGAGAATCAGACCGACGACACGAATAGCGCGGAGTCTACGGATTCGCAAGGGTTGACGGAAGAGCAGGTCGAAAACCTACTGAGAGAACGGGACAAGAAGTGGCAGTCGAAATTCGACAAGCTCTTACAAGAGAAAAAGGAAACGGAAACAAAAAGTAAAACTGCTGAGGAACGTATTGCTGAGATTGAGCGCAAGTATGAGCAGGAGCGATTGGGTAGAGTGCGAGAGCGTGCCATTTCTGGCGCGAAGCTTGATTCTGACGTCGTTGACGCTGCGAAGGCGCTACTTAGTTCGGACGAGGAGTCTGTAGGCAATGGTGCTGCCAAGCTTGCGGAGCTGCTTAATACACGGGCTGAGTCAATCGCACAGGAGCGTATCGAAGAGGAAATATCACGGCGCTTTCCGAAAGACAAAGGGAAGCCGCAGGGTGGTAAGAGTGATTCCGGGCTATTAAGCCTTGAGGAATTGCAGCAGAAATCACAGGACCCGAAATGGGTCGAGGAAAACGAGGACTTGATTAACAAGAGCCTCGAATCAATGAGAGGATAATATGGCTATTACACAATTTATCCCAACGATTTGGAGTTCGCGCCTTTTGGTTCGACTTCGCAAAATGCTCGTGTTTGAGCAGGTTGTGAACACTGATTACGAGGGTGAGATTTCCAGCTTTGGGGATACGGTTAAAATTAACGAGATCGGGCCGGTTACTATCAGCGATTACACTCGTAACTCTACGAGCGCCCCGCTGTCTATGCAGTACCTGACCGATGCGCAGAAAGAACTGGTTATCGACCAGGCGAAGAGCTTCAACTTTGCTATTGACGACCTCGACGCGGCGCAGTCTAAACCAAAGGTTATGAACGCGGCAATGGAAGAGGCTGCCTATGCAGTACGTGATGAGGTTGACCAGCACATTGCAGGGCTCTATGCGCAGGCAGGGCTTACACTTGGTAGCTCCGGTTCTCCGGTTACCATTTACGCCAAGAACGTGATGAACATTCTCGGCGCGGTTGTGCAGAAGCTTCGGGACCAGGGCGTTAGTCAGCCGATTTGGGGCGTTGTACCACCGTGGTTTTTCCAGAAGGTTACCGCTAAGCAGCAGGACATCCGGACCGACAATACCAACCTTCTCGATAATGGCTTTATGCGGTCGATTATGGTTAACGGTATTACGCTGCTTGAGAGCAACAACGTCAGCGGACACAGTTCTTTCTCTACGACTTCGACGAACAGAATCATGTTCGGAACCCGACGGGCTATTAGCCACGCGGGACAGGTAAGCCAGGTTGAGGCAGTGCGACCGGATTTCTACTTTGCGGATATGGTCAAGGGCCTTTATCTCTACGGTAGTAAGGTTGTCCGTCCTAACGAGCTGTGTACTCTGTACGCGGTATTCGACGACGAGTCTACTGCAACCACGACCTAATAGGAGGTAAACCATGGCTGGTGATACAAGTCTAACTATTCACGAACTAACTTTGAACGAAGCATCGAGCGCCGCTCCGGCGGTGCAGGCGGTGTCTACTTCGACCGGTGATTACACCATTGATGTAGACGGTGTTGATGCTTCTAAACTAATTCTTCACGTCAACTATTCCGGCGCTGACACAGGGGCGATCATCACAGTGCTTGCAGGCGATGATTACAGCGCGGTTGGTCAGGGTAGCTTGACCATTAGTGACGCTGGCGCAGATACGTTCTATGTCGGTCCGCTTGAGACCGCAAGATTCAAACAGGACGACGGCAAGATCCACATTGAGGGCTATGTTGACTCTAGCACGTCTGCTATGAGTGTTCGAGCAATTCTTCTTCCATAGGAGGGAAGATGCCACAAAAGAAAGAAGTGACTGGCAAGAAGCAGCTTGCAATCGTCGGGACGGCTGGCACAATGTCGGCCGCCCCGTATGACGATGAAAAGTTTGAGATTTGGGCGATTTCGACAGCCGCAGCACATGAGGGAATGAAGCGTGCGGATAGGTTGTTTGAAATGCACCCACGCCGGTATTTCGGACAGGCGGCTGTGCTTGAGAGGTTAATGGAGTTCGACGGGCCTGTGTACATGCAGGAGCATTTCCCGGAGATCCCTAACAGTGTGGCGTATCCGTACGAAGAGGTACGGGAGGCATACTACATCCCAGCTATGGGTGATAACCTCTATGTAACTAACACGATAACGTGGATGATTCTTCTTGCTCTCCACGAGGGTTACAAGGATCTTAATTTCTTCGGCGTCCATATGGCGCACGACACCGAGTACTACTATCAACAGCCATCATGCGCGTGGGCGCTTGGTATGGCGCAGGCCTCGGGGTGTAGTATTTGGTTGCCTAACGAGAGCGAGATCCTAAAGGCTCGGTTTGAGTATGGCTTCGGGGAGCCTACGGACGCGATGAAGCGGTTGAATAAGCGGATGGACGCGCTTGCTAAAGGTGTTAAGGAGGGGCAGTCGCAAATGACCGGCATTCACCAACGCATCCTACGGACGGAAGGGGCGCTCGAAGAGGCCAAGTACTGGCACGGCTATTTTAGCGGGACACGATAATGGCATTGATGACCACGGCTGAGGTAAAGCAGATTCTCCGCATTACGGAGACTACATATGATAGCGACATAGAGGCTTTCCTGCCGATGGTCGAGGATGATCTTTTGTCGGAGCTTCGTGAAACATTCCGAGACGGGTATGTGTACCGTGAGAGTCTAAGTGATCTTGAGTTTGTGGTAGGCGACTCGGACACGAACGACCATATAACAGACGATGAGAGCAAGTTCGTTGAGCGCGGGTTTACGTCGGGGATGGACATTGTAGTCGAGGGTGGGCACTCTAATGCGGGCTTGTATCATCTTGAGGGTGCTACTGCCGGGGCGCTTACAATGTCTGATTATGGCGAGTTCGTAGCGCAGGACCAGGACGACACGAGCGATGACCATAACATCGGGATGATACGCATATCACGGATTAAGTGGCCAAAGGCGTTGAAGCCCATTGCTGCACAGATGATATGGTGGCGTATCCGTAATGCAAAGCCGGATGATGTCAAGAGCGAGAGCATAGACGACTACAGTGTTACCTATGTCGGCTCATACGCCTACCCGACGCAGGTAGTTAAGGGCTTAAATCGGTTTCGCCGAATCGGGTTGAAGTAATGGCGATAGCTGACTACTACACTCAAACGGTAAACATCATTACGAAGACGGCAAGTACAGACCCGTTCGACACATCGACTGCTACACTCGCGGTAACCGACACGTTCGACGCTGCGGTTAATCTGTTGTCGGGACGGGAGCGCTACATAGCCGACCAAGCGGAAGTGCTGGCAGACTACAAAGTCTATTGCGATGCGTCTGTGTCCATTAACACCGAGACTAAGCTCAGGTGGAATGGTAATGACTATGAGGTAGTAGAGGAGCCAAAGAACACGCTGCAACGTTCGCATCACCAACGGGTATTGATGAGGAAAGTAGATGATTAGGGCAGACGTAAAGAGACTCAAAAAGATGGACCCACGTCTACTCGAAAAGGTGACGGACGAATTCTTGTGGACCGCCGCGCTCGATGTGTCTGCCGATGCAAAGCTCAGAGCCCCTGTAGATCAAGGGCGTTTGCGGGACTCTATCACGGCTGCTGTTAAAGACAGGAATGAACGACCGGGAAGTAGGGCTCAGAGCGGAGACGAAGTTGATAAGCCAAGCGCTAATAATGAGGCATTCGTCGGAACTAATGTAGAGTACGCGATATACCAAGAGTTCGGCACGGCGAAAATGAGCGCTCAGCCATTTTTGAGGAAGGCTATCGACTCGCAGCGGCGCAGACTAAAGCGGATATTCTCTGATAAAATACGAGAGGCGTTGAGACGTGGCTAACAGCATAGAGGAAGCATATTACACATGGATCAACACTCAGACTAACATAACAACACTCGCACCGGTGTACTGGATTGAGGCCGACGCCGGAGACGATACACCATACATTGTGTTTTGGCTTGTCGATGATGCCGGGACAGACCAATACATCAAATACAAAAAGCAAGGTGTAGCGCGGGTACAGAATGACATATGGCATCGTGACCGAGCGTTAGGGGCATTGATTAGGACAAGGCTTCGGGATGCTCTTAGAGATATGCATGAGACGGTAGGCGGATACGATATGTACGTAGAGGCCACGACAGAGCAGACGCTGCCACGGGTAGCGAGCGGCGAACCGTACCACTTTATCGTGGACGCGGTAATTAGATGGAGGCAATAACATGGCTGTAGGTAATGAGATACATGGACGAGAGGGGATACTGTACCTGTCTACGTCGACCGGGACAACCGCACTAAGTGCTGAAGTAGGCGCGGTAGACGCGTGGTCTGTCTCGATGACACGGGACATTAACGAGCTGACGCACATTAACCAAGACGCGAAGAGCTACATTGAAGGGCTTATCGGTGGTTCATTGACGGCTAATGGATCGCTACGGCCTGGAGATACGGTGATTCACAAGTTGTACAACAGGTTTTTTGTGAATGAAGTTGACACTGATTCCGGTGGGTGGGAGACGCAGCAAAGCGGAAACCTATATTTCCACCTCATCCTGAAACCGGTAGATACCGCTGCTGCATCGACAGCAGACTACAAGGGTGCAAAACTCGTAGCCGCTGGGCTGTCAGGTGGGTTGAGCTTTGATGTATCCGGTGGAGATGTTGAGTCGTGGAGCTATGACGGTACTGTCAATGGTGATGTGTACTACGTAGAGTCGACTGATACCGGGCGCGGTATTCCGAGCGCTAACTAAGGAGAGCGACGTTGATAATTGAGGTTAAGAAGGGCGACACGTTTGTACCAAAGTGGAAGGGTAACGACAAGCGAGCAAGCGAAGACCAGATACAGGTTGACTACAAATTCCTAAACGCCGGAGAGCGGAAGCGGTACATTCACAAGGACGACACCGAGGTATAC